TATGCTTATTAGAAGTAAAGATCATATTCTCTACTAGAGGTGGAGTAATATCCCAACGCTCTAACCACAGTCTTTTCCAATAAGCTGAGTTCATGATATCACCTCGCATTGGTGATGAACAGATACCCCAATCACCATCAGAAATTTCTTTGACAAATTTAACAATTGAATTTGTCTCAGGAAAGATATTAAGATTGTAAAAGAAGTCAGTATTAGATAGAGTAGCAAAGGCAATTTCACGGTCTTGAATTGATTTCCAATGGTCAACACCAAACTTTTTAGCTACACCGCCAAAGAAATCGGCAATCACGCCATCCATATCTAGATAAATTGTCATTATACAACCCTTCCATTTGCAATGATAGAAGACATCATCAGCCGAACTTGCTTGAGGCGAGACTCGAGACGCTTGATAACTTTTTCGTTTTGAATTGGACGAGATGTTTCTTCCATCAGCCAAACTGGAATAACACGAAGCATACGCTCGACACTTTCACGCTGTCTGTCAGGTGTTAGTGTATTAATCATTCGCTTATATGCTGCGTTTGAAATTGGCTTATTCATAATATATCTCCTCTTTTCATTTTATAGATATATTATACACTATTTTGAAGCAAATGTACACTAAAAAGTGCATTTTGTTTTCATTTAAAAACAACTACTTATAAATTAATGCCCAAATAGTTTACGGCGGTCATACTCTTTTTTAGTGTTGATGAGCATCTTAATGTGATTATCGCGATGCTCCTTAAAAACCAAAGGTTCATTATCATCTACATCCATAATAACTACTGTATTTGTGATTGGTATACCAGTACGTTCTTCCCACATAACAGCATATCCAGCCATTTGTGCAAAGTAACTTGATATCCATTCTTTTTTCTTTACTCGTTTAGATGTTTTAAAGTCTACGATAGAGGGTACACCATCAAACTCAGCAACACAATCGACTCTACCAGCGAGCCCAAGATGAGCAGAATAAAGAGGTACCTCAAGACCAAATATTTTTCCAAGTCTTTCATCAAGGATTGGACGAACATTTTCGAGAGATTGTCTAATGTGTGGAAGAAATTCATTTGTGTCTTCATTTAACAAATACCTTTCAATAATTGAATGTACTAGAGTACCGCGCCCGGCCGCCTTAGTACTTACCTTATTAGCTTCTTCTTCACCCACACGAGCTCGCCATGCACGTATAGAATCTTCGCTTAAGATACTTAATACTGTTGTAATACTAGGGTACCGAGTACCGTCAGGAGTAACATATGTTCTACCTGTTGACTGTGTATCTGCAACCAAATCATTGTATCCAAGATCGACGGTTTCATGTATAAACTCCATTATTTGTAACCTAACATTTCTTTTGCCATAATATAGTCTCGAAGGAAGTCAGAACGAACAATGTCCTGCCAACCAAATTGAATAATAGTAAAGTGTTTCAGATGCTCAACAATTCTTAAGAATTTTTGCACACCTTCTTTTTCATATCCATCTTTAAAGTCTGACTGATTATAATCTCCACTAAAAATAATACGACAGTTTTCACCAACGCGAGTAATAACGGAATCGAGTTCATGAAAGTTAAGGTTTTGCATTTCATCTACAATGATAACGGCATTATCAATTGTCATACCTCTGATGAATGATGTCGTATGAAACTCGAGCTGTTTTGACGTCACAAGCCTATTATATCCAGCATTATCACCAATAAGCTGTGTGCACATTCCCTGATATATCAATTCGTATGGAGCTTTCTTTTCATCAAGACTGCCTGGTAAATATCCTATATCACGGGTAGGTACCACAGATCTAAATAATAAGATTTTATTATATGGTGCTGCCTTTTCCAACATTGCTTCAAGTGCTAGATACATAGCAACAAAAGTTTTCCCAGTACCAGCAGATCCCGCTAAGACTAGATTATCACCGTCATCCCATGCTTGATAAGCCTTTATTTGATTTTCAGTAATTGGTTCATGAATTACCAAATCATTGAGTGTAGCTTTTGATTTACTGGTCATGTTTTAATCTTACTATGTTTACCGGCACCTTTGTCTATCCTTTTTAAAAGATCTTTCCAGCCATCACCGGTTTTTGAATTAGCGTGCGTCTTAAGAGATGATACAAAAGATGGTGTTGATAGCACTTTAATTAAGTCTGGTTGTGCATTAAGTATCTCTTGTAATTCACTATAAGAACATGTGATATCGTGCTCTTTTTGAGTCTTAATATCTTTTAATGTGTAAGTTGGCATCTTCTCGAATCTCTTCCTTTATAGCAGCAACTCTTTTTTCCATCCAACTAATAGCAGTATTAATATGGCCTGTGTCATGTGGCTGCAAACATGATTTTGCATATGTTACTTCATTTTCAATTACTTCAATTTGATCCAATTTATCCATTACATTTCTCCATAAACCATTTTGGTACAGGACGCTTTGTCCAGGCCATTTTAAATCGATCTTGTTTTGTTTGATAAAAAGCTCTGTAAGACTTAACAGGATCCCCCCAGAAAAAACATTCGGGATTTGACTTCATTGCAAGAGGAAATTCAGTCATTGGTCCCTTTGGAATATTCCGCGGAGTAGAATACAAGGCACTACCAAGTACGCGTGCAGTCTTATGTACTTTTCCATATCTATATGTATACTCTTCACATAAGGCAATAAAATGCTGGTAATGCCAATTGTAATTACTATTTGATTCCATAGTCCATACAGTACAAGGATGGCCTACATGGACTGCTTTATAGTATAACAACTCTGCTTCGAGATCATCAGCACCTTCGTATAGATCCCAGTATTTGACCATCGTTTTACCTGATTTAGATGGCTTACGCATAAGTTTACCATCTAGTACACGATGAGCAGTAGACAACATTTGAGCAGATTCCACTACCATTTTGGGAACATGCTTGTCACATTGTAATTGAGCAGCTATAACTGGGTCTTTATCAAGTATAAAAATATTCATAATCCGGATACCACACCTACACTATTATCATTTTGTTTTTCATAATATATTATAACAAATTTTAGACTGGCTGTACACAGTTAAATTTTTTTCTAAGTGGAAAGTTGAACTCCATTTGATGTTAACGTTCGAACCATAAATTCTCTCTTCTTAAGAATATTTTGTGCCTCAGAATTCCTACCCTTTTGCATTAATTTTGCAGCATAGGCTTCAAGTTCAATAAGATCGTTCTTAAGTCTTTCGAGTTGAATAATTGGCATGTGAGTTCCTTTAAAGAAAAACGAGCGCATACGAAAGTAAGCACTCGCAGTTAGAGTTAAAGATAGAGAAATATATTTACTGGAGTAGACCAGGAAAAGCCTCCTCTACAATAGGGCGAGTAATATATTTGGGTGGCTTTTTATTGATCATGTCAATCACCACCTTCGCATCTTCTGGATGAATAGCTTCAAGCATACCAAGAAATAGTTTTTGTCTTTTAAATGCTGGAAGATTATCACCGTCTCTGATACCTTTTACAAAGTATCTAAACTTAGTATTTTCTCGAATAAGATTTGCTGGATGATTATTTGGCTCTGACGCTTGATAAGGTGGTGTACCTTCAGGCAAGTTCCATACTACTCGAGCATCAAATGTGCCTCTTAATACATCCTTCAGTGCCCAAGATTCATTTTCCTTTAGAATACGAACCTTGTCTTCTTTCAATTTTTGCTTTGCTACTTCTTGCAAAACTTCAAATACATATTTACTCATTTTATAGAAATTCCTCTGCTGATTCAATTAGCATTTTCATATTTTTATTTATAAGATATGGAAATACACGGGACCTATTTTCAGCAGGTACCGCAATATTATATTCTCCAATGATTTGATTTTTTAGATTATCAGGAGTCTTTGTTAAATCAATAAGTGTTTCATTACGACAATAGTTACGATACCATGAAGCTGCATAGAGTAACTCACCTTCGGCTAGATCTTCGATCATAGCTTGTTTTTTCTTTTTTGATAGAGGCGTTTGTCGATCACCATTAATAAACGTATCATCATGTGATAGCACATTGGGTATACCGTCGCCGGCATCACCAGATAGAATCTTATCCATTAGATTGACTTTAGGGCTACTATCCTTTAGTTCTTTCTTTTGCATATGAGACCACTGACGAACGTTAGGATATTGTTGTAATTGAAGAAAATCCTTATCTGATGATACGATCATTACTTCTTCATATTGACCAAACTCCTGTGTGTTTTGCACAAGAGTGCCAATAATATCATCTGCTTCACAACTATCCATTTTAATTACTTTATATGGAAAGTTTTCACGTATCTCATCTGTCACAAGATGCATAATACGAAATGCTTCCGCCCAATCAAAGTCTGATTCGTCACGGCCTTTGCGGCGATTTGCTTTGTATTGAGGAAAGTATTCCTTACGCCATGAAGAAGAATCGCAAGCAAGAATCATTTGACCGTATTCTTTACGAAACTTCTTATTATACATACGAAGAGAATTAAGCATCATATGTCGAAGCATATTTTCATCATTAACTTTATTGACAGCAATTGTAGCTATAGCAATGCCACTGAAGTCGACTATAATCATAATATATCCTAACGCTTATAGATGTAAATGTCTGCCTGTGTAGCATTTTGTATGCCACCGACAATATTACCATGGTAATTATATTTTTGTAGGATGAAAATTGACGATGTAATAAAATCGCGATTCAATAACGAGAATCACAGAGCAGTAGTAAATTTAAGATATACCTCGAATTGGATTGCAAGTCAGCATAACTCACACTTAGCTCAATTTGGTTTGTCTTTACCGCAATTTAATGTTCTAAGAATTTTACGTGGAGCAAAAGAAAAAATAAGCGTTAAGATTGTAAAAGATAGGATGATAGAGAAATCACCAAATACTACACGCTTATTTGATAAGTTAGTAGAGAAAGAGTACATTACCAGAACAAGATGTGAAGAAGATAGAAGAGTGGTTTACCTTAAAATCTCTGATCTTGGTTTAAAAGTATTGTCTAAAATTGACGCCATTTTTGAAGAGGTTAATTT